GCTCCTACCTCTGCTGCGATCTGCGCCTGCTGCATCTGTGCCGCTGCTTGCTGAGACGCATCGTACGCCTTCAGTTTCTCAAGGAACTCTTCCTCCGACACAATACACCCGGCCGGAGCGCCATAAAGATCTTGGACAATAGGCATTGTCTTTTTCTTGTCCAACCACAACAACAATTCCGGCGCCACTCCGCTGAATCCCGCGGCGAACTGCCACAGGGAAATCATACCCCGGGTTTCTTCTGACTTGAGGATTCTTGCGGCGGGGGAAATGAATTCGATGGGGTATATCTCCACCCCCGAGTCACGAAGCTCAACCAACTCGTCCGGGATCAACAAGACCGGTTTCCCTGCTGCCACCAACTTGACGTGCAAATCAGACCCTTCCTCAACACCAAGATCACCTTCCTCCTCCAGAATGGCAAGAGACCGGCGTATCACGGGAGTGAGTTTTTCTTCTATCTGTCGGGAGAATATCGCGCCGGTGTTGTCTGCACGGAGTTCATTTCGTATCTGTGCTTCACCCAAAGTCATACGGGTCTGGTTGCTGAGATCAGTGAGCTTGTCATTCAAGAAGTGCATCTTGATTTCGTTGGTGAGATACTCGAACAGCTTGAGTGCTGGAGCCAGCGGACCCACGTTTCCGATCTGTCCTATCGGTGCCATACCGGTTATCCGGGAATTCGTTGCGTCAATGGGTATGACCGCGCCGGGAGACCGATCTATCGTCCCATTCCCGAACGTGCCGTCGTCCAGTATGTACCACGAAGGGAGGATAGAAAGTTCGCCTCCCTTGGTGATGATCTCTATGAGTGCGTTGACCTCGATGGTAGGGGAAAGTGCATTGTATCCCTGGGAACGCCCGTATTCCTCACCCTCATTCTTCAGCATCCGGGAAACTATTATGGCGTTCCCATTGTATCCTGACTCACGAATCACTTTCTTCTCGTCCTCGAGAATGTGGATCGATTCGTAAGAGTAGGAGCGCGTTCCTTCTGTTGCGCCGGTAGGTTCCTTTCGGGGACGCACGATCCAAAGGACTTTCATCTTGGTATCGTGGTTGTTTGCGTCAAGGAGTGCAGTAACTTTCGCGGTCTTTGCATCCTCACCGTACTCGTCCACTAACTGAAATGCGTCGTACTCAAACTCGTAAAACTCTTTGTATACTCGTCCCTGGGCGTCCTCGAACACATACAGATTCTTGAGCGGAAGTGCGCGATACTCGATCTTGTTCATGCGGCCGGGGCCGCGCTTCTCGTTCTTGAAAACTCCTATGGCGTCAGTGCCGAAACCAGAACCCTCGAGCAACGCTTCCTGCCGGGCGGTGCCCCATCCGGCGCGTTCGTGTTCTATCTGTTCATTCGCCCGGGCGTTTATTTCAGCATAGAATGTCTTTATCTCGGACGAATCTCTTGCTTGTCGGGGTTTGGGGATGCGGAAAGTGCGACCCTTCTTCCAGAGTGCACCGTCGAGAGATGACACCATTGTTTGAAGAGCCTGTCCTGCGGTATTGTCGAGCACGTCGTCAGAAGTGTAGAACGCACCCGCTGTGGTTCCACCAGAGAAACCTTGTTTGCGTTGGAGCATATATTTCGCAATCAACTCCCACACCGGTTCCCACGGAGATCTACGCGCTTTAGCTGCTGCGAGTTCTTTCAGGATAGCATCTATCTGGGTTTCGTCCATCTCAGAAAACTCCTTGTGAGCCAGTTCCGCTGTCCATTACACCGGTGGGTGTAGTGAAGTATCTCGACAGCCTCGCCAATCGACGCTGTGCTGATTGTGCCTCGACGCTATTCTCGCCTGTGATCGTGGGAGATGTGGTAGCCGCTGCTGCGGGGGCACCGCCGGCTTCGTCTTTCTTGAGCCCGGTCATTTTAGCGAACCCACCTCCCGCATCGCCACCCGCTGCGTTCATCAACAACCCCACCGGAGAAAAATCTACAAGTTTTTCGATCACATCGCTCATCAAGACCTCCGTGTGCTGCGTAATGTTGAATTAAAAACCACGCTTTTCTTCACACCCCCAATGCTACCACCGTTCTCGTTTTTGTCAACTAATTTCTTTTTGACGGGGAAAGCGAATGTAAGAATCGCGGCGTCTAACAGATCGGTACTAAAATTCAACTGGGCGCGTATGTCGTCTTTACTCACAAGAGATGCTACCTCGCTACTCGAATACTTCTCAACCGGTATCGCGCCAATTTCCGTCATAAATCTCTGATTCTGGGGGATACACGCTCTGTCGTCCTCAAACCACTCTTTCAGGCTAAAGAACATCTCCACTCGCTTGTTTCTATGCCGGGTTGGATCGATTGCCTTCTCACCAAAGTGAACTCCCTTCACAAGCCGCTTTGGGTATCCCAGTTCGTGAAGCCTATCGAGTGCTCCGTGTTCCGACGTGGTGTCTATGACAACCATATCGGGGTTTTCCCTGTCTATGATCTGGGCTATTCTACCCGCCAATCTCATATCCCGCTCAGTGCCATCGTCTGGGGCGATCATCTCAAAATCTTCTATCGTCATACCCTTACGCCGAGAAATCACGGTGCTGTCGCCCGTACGACCCTGATCCACCCCGATAACAAAAACATCTCTGTCATCCTTTGTGGGCTTTCGTTTCTGCGCTGCATAGACCTTGGGGAGCGAGAAGAAGCGGGCTTCGGAAGTTATAAAAGCCTCCTCGATGGTTGTGGGATACTCCTGCTGCACCCTCCATTCCTGATCCCCTAGAGACGCTATCTTTCGGCGGCGCCACGCAAGATGGTTGAGCGTCAGTCCGTCATCCTTGCACGTCGAATAATATCCCCGCTCTCGCTCGGTAAGCTCAGCCTCAAGCAATGGGACTTTGTCTTGGTACTGATTATCCCAGTACCAGGGGGCAAAAATCATCAGGAATCCATTTCTCCCCGCTATCGCCCCCATACAAAGATCATAAAAGAACCCGCTTGGCCCGTTGGCAGTGGACTCAAAAATCATCTCCGAGTTCGGGGCATCAGGGACAGCTTGGAGCAAACCTACGGATATTTCGTCAGCTGCTTCGTAAAACGCTGTCTCGCTACTGTGGAGCAGGTTCACCGTCATCCCACGCCCGATCTGTGCGCTTCCTGCTGTACCGACTGAGTAACTGGAGTTGTTTACCGCGATCATAGATCGTTCGGTGTCTTTCTCGAGGGGGATTTGGAGATCAGAAGGGAGATTCCGACGGAACCGTTGCGCCATGCCGAATATCTTGATTGTAGATTCTACCTGATGAGCTAAAACAAACGCGGAGAGATTTGACTGAAACAATGTTTTCCAAAACAATCGACCCTGAATGTAAGTTGACGACCCCAGTTGCCGCCCCTTCAGAATGACAACCCGAACCATTCCTGTCTCCCGGCGTTGCTTTTCGATCCTTTCGTGGATGGTTCTCTGGGTCCGGTTGAATTCAAGGGGCTTAACAACACCAACTTTGTCTACTATCTTGAGGCAGTGCCGGGCGAAGTAGGGGAGGTCCAACGCAAACTGTCGGAGTATTGCTTGCTGCTGGGGTGTGAGGTCTATCACAAGTCCTCCGCCGTCGGAACCACAGGTACGTCAATCGACTCTTGTCGGGCTACTTGGTTTAAGAACTCCGCTAACGTCCCGGATGCTTGCACAACTGTTTGAGTCGGGCGCCCTAACAATCTGTCCAGCAACTTGTTCAGTGCGTCAGTGTCACCATCCGCTGCTTTCTTGGCGGCTGCGAACAGGGCAGCTTCCAGCAGTGTCATGCCAAACTTGTCCGGCTCCATCCCAGTGTACGGGAGAGCCACCACGTCGCGGATCTGCTTGGAGATCTCGGATGGCGACATCCGGTTCACTCCGGTAGGAACAACAGCTCCGCCGACTATGGCTATACCGTCCCGAGGATAGAGAATGTCTTGCGTCTCGTCCACTCCGCCGCCCCTACAACTCGTCTACCACTGAACCCACACTGCCGGCCGCCGCTCGGGGTTTCTCGATCCGGTCCTTGCGAGGGGGGAGAGTTTCGGAAATGGAATTCATCTCCATGAACTCACGTTCGTCGTTACGGATACGGTCCTTGCGGGATTTCTGGGCGAGGAACGTGTCAGGAGACGAGAGGTAGTCGTATATGTCAGAACGTAGTTCGTCAATGTCAATGTACTCTGACTCGTGGATGGGTATGTTCTTCTCGCGTATGAAACTGCCAAGCTGTTCCCGGGAACGGATATTGATGGGGAGGTCGAGTTTCCCACCGTCCAGACTCTCCACACTGTCGATACTGACGAACC